TTGGACGTTGGAAACTAAAGTTGCTTTTAATGATACTTTGGATGTTCATACGCAACATTTGACGCCAATCCATTTTGGGTTCAGTAAAGTCAGTAATGTAACGTTGAACGCCGGCAGGAATACGACCGGCCCCGGCTGCTTGAGCTGCCGCTACCATGGCTTCTTTGATTTCGTCCTTGATCTTTTTCTTTTCTTCTTCAGTTAGTTTAGGACGACCTTTGCCCTTGCCCTCGCCGTCAACTTCTTTACCATCGCCGCCGTCACTTTCTTCATCGCCATCACCGTCCAAATGTTCGTCTAACAACTCACCGATTTCTTCCCAAGAAATCTTTTCAGCATTTTCGTACAAGTGATCATAGATCTGTTCGTAACTCCAGCCACGATACTTATTATCTTGGAAGATTTTAATATCTTTTGGAACTTCTCCAATGCGTTCGTCTTTTAAGATTTGATTAACAGCATAGTCGGCGGCAATGTTTGACAACTGACCATCACGATTATCGCGGCGTCCCAAATGGTCAAACACATTATGTAGTACTTCGTGTGCAAAACCAAATTCACATTCTTTTGGAGTTAATTTATTAACAAAATCGTTACTGTAATAGAAGTTCCGTCCATCTGTAGCCAAAGTACTACACCAGTCACTGGCATCGATTAGTTTCATACGAGTGGCCATGTTGCCAAAGAATGGGTGACGTAACAACAAACCAATACGAGCGGTTACAAGTTTTTCAACAATCTTGTTTTTTTCCGATTCAGAAAATACTTTACGTTCTGCTTTTGCTAGTTTTTTATTTGCTGTAGAAGTTTGAGTAGACATTACTGCTCCTGTTAAAATACTATTATACTAAAATTTATCTAGTTTGTCAATAAAAAAGGGGCCTAAGCCCCAATTTTATTCCATAGCCTGGATAATGAACTTACCGTATTTGTCGTGGAAGCGATCAAAGTTCTTTAACTTAGACGCATCAAACGGCAATTGATAGTTCGTGAGCGCCACTTTGGCCCCCATCACAACCAACTCAGTTGGGAAATTGTCCATCATGAAGCCGAAGAAGTTATCTGCCATCTTGTCCCAATCTTTAACCTTCTTTTGGCTAGCGGTTTGGAGTTCGTAACACATAGACACTGTCAAAGAATACATAGCAGAAATTTCTTTGATATCACATTTAATAACTTTGCCGTTCAAAATGTCTGCTGGGTTAGGCATTTGTTTGGCAACACGACGGTGAGCCATGAACTTAACAGCAAGACCTTCACCAATAGCACCAGCAACCAAATCGGTCAAAGTACCTTCTGGCAAGTCGTCGTCCTTTAGCAAGTCGCTAACAAAGCTCCAAGAACGGGGAGTAGCAAACGCACGGCTTGAAGATTTTGGATCAAAATCATACAAGTCTTGTTTAGCAAAGCCAACATAGCCAACAACCTGTTCGTGAACCTTGTTGTTAACAGCCCATTCTTGCCAATCTTCAAAATCACTCTTCAATTCTAAGTGAACGAAACGGTTAGCCAACGGAGCAGGCATACGATAAGTAACACCTTTATCGCTTTCGCGGTTACCAGCGGCAACAATACTAACACCATCTGGCAACTTGTAAGTACCAACACGGCGATTCAAAACCAACTGGAAAGCCGCTGCCTGTGTAGCAGGAGCCGCAGAGTTCAACTCGTCCAAGAACAGGATAGCAGTAGAGTTAGGATCAGTGGGCAATTCAGCAGGAGGAGCCCAACTCATTGTGTTAGCATTGGCATCAAAGTATGGAATACCTTTAATGTCAGTGGGTTCCCAAAGGCTCAACCGAACGTCGATAACTTCTCGACCTTGTTTGTCACCAATCTGTTTAACAATATCGGATTTACCAATGCCTGGAGGGCCCCACATGAATACAGGGCGTTGAATCTTAACGCACTTCTCGATACTACGCTTGGCTTCGTTAGGCGTAACGGTGCGATTTGAACTGATCTTTTCTGCCATAGTCAACTTTCTTAAGTTAAAAAAATATTTTACTGTTGCACTCTGCTTCAGTATGTAACTATTGTAACGCAGATCTGTGTTTAAGTCAATGGAGTTTTTGGTTTTTTTGCTTTAGCGGCACTGTATCTTACAATGTTGCCAGAAAACAACACTAGCTGAATAGCCATTTTTTCATCAAATACATAGATTTCATCTTTGGTAATATACCAAGGGCTTTCGATTAGATTATCTAACCAAATAATAACTTGATTAGTATATTCTACAGGTTCATCTAATGTAACTTTATGTGCTTTGATATGAGCAGTTAATCGAGCAAACCCTTCGTCAGTTAATCTAAGCCCGCCCTTTTCTTTATTACGATAGTTAAACCACCATTGTGGTAACAACTTACGAATGGATTTTTCATCCGTGGGTAGATTAAACTGTTCTGCAATATATCGGGTAATATCAATCTTCAGAGTCATTGGTTAACTTTTCTCCAGTAACCAATTTATAGACAGAAAAATCTTGAGTATTAAACTGTTTATTAAGTTTTTCAGCAAGATTATGGGCATGACCGGCATTTGAAAATGATACTTTTTTATATTTAGGACCAATTTTCTGTGCAAGAATACTACTAGTTTTTAAATTAATAGGCTTGTCTTGATAAAATACAGCCCAAATAGCCTCAGCATCTAAAACTTGTTCTGTTTTATACGTCTTTTTATTGGTTAGTTCTAATAATATGGTTGGCTTGGGTCTGCTCATATACGCTCCATAAGTGCGTATATATTTATTAAAAACTGTTAAAACCGCCACCGTCCATTTTAATAACAATAGTTTCGTCGCTGGTATTAGGGCCGCCTGCTAATCTTGTCATAACCAAAGATAAACTATTCTGTAAATCAGTTACTTCTTTAAGACTTAGCACTAGATTTTTTTGATTACTTTTAATAGCAATCCGTGCTTTATTTAAAAAATCTTCGATTGGTAATGTGTTTATTGTATTACTCATTTGATTTAATCTCTTTTATTAATACCGTTTTTAATTCTTCTTCAGTTTTAAAAGGTCCGTAGTATGGATAACGCTCTAAAGTAATTAGTTTAGGGCAAAACGATTTAACCCAACCTTTACTAAACTTAATAATATAATGTCCTGCACATAACTGACTTTTACTTTTAGAACGTTTTGTATATAAAGGTAGTTTCTTTTGAACATTATATAAAGGTTCATAGGGTTTAGTCTTACACGGATAATCATAAATGCTATATGATACTGGCTCTAGAATATCTCGTTTTACTTTTTTAATACTTTCTTCAAATAAAGCAATACCCACTGCATTTTTAACTTCGGTTAAATCTTTAAAAGGTATGGCTTTACCGTGATGTAATACCAAATAACCTTTTTTGACCTTACTGATACTACCGATTTTTTTATTACCGGATTTAATCAACCATTCTTGGTTGGGAATTAATACTTTGGCATTTGTTGACATTTTTATACATACCTTGCATTTAATGGTTCTGCGTAGCTTTGAACTTGTTCGCTTACTTTGACCATATCAAACTCGGCGCAGAATTTTAATAATCGAATACCAACTTGTGGAATATTTTTTTCTGCCGTAGTTGCTGTATCGATTGTTTCTTTAATCAAAAGTTTAATATCTTCGGGTTGTGCTGTCAAGTCGCATAGTGTGACATTACGATTGTAATCGTCTAACACACGGTGTTCGACACCTTCGTGGTCAGTCCAGCGCTGGAGCATGAGATTGTTCCAAGAGTATCCTTTGGTATTTCGATCGGCATAGGCCTCCTGGAGACCAACTTTATTCTTTGTTCCTTTAGTACGAACTCCCGGATAAGCAGAAAAGACGTTGTCTGAGGTATCTCCTCGCATACACTTCTCGAAAAGTAACCACTTGGGGTCTGGTGCAGGCTTTTCCTCTTTAGTTTTTTTATCAATAACACGCTTGCCTTTAGCATCGAAATATCCTTCGTGTGTTGTAGTGATTTCCATTACACCGTTATATTGTCGAACATTTGGAGCAATCAGCTGTGCAAAATCTCCATCTGTTGAAATAATCACGTGGTTATCGTCGGGATGTGCCTGTATGAAACCTGCAATCAAATCATCTGCTTCGAGTTGCGGATGTTGTAGTACAGTTGTATTGGTTTTCGTAGTGATAAAATCTTTGAACTGGTCAAAGGTTTCCCAAAATACACGTTCTTCTTCTTGTTCTCTGGGATTCATTGCGGCACGACCTTCTGCTCGTTGTGCCTTATAAGGAGTATAAAAACTTTTACGCCACGAGCGACCTTCTAAACAGAATACCACATGGTCACCTTTAAAGTCCTTCCATGCTTTACGAACACTGCCAAGCACTGTATGAATACTCATACCAATCTTGTCATTAAGGTCTCCCCTAATAACATGTCGTGCTCTAAAAAATGTATTTGCTGTATCTACTAGAATGTATGTTTTGTTCATTAAGAAACTTCCGTTTTACCATCATCACGTAGCGTACGAGTAACAGATCCACTAGATCTGCGTGTCATATCGATACCCTCTTCGCCTGCAACATTACGACAAAGTTCAGTAAACCATTCGTCAACAACGGCTTCTTCATCTTCGCCTAAATATCCGTCAGCACGTAATTGTAACACAAAGTATTCATTCCAGTCAAGTTCAAAGAAACCGTTGCGAGCATTATCTTTGCCTACATGGGTTTCGACTACAGATACCCACGGTTCTTTATTTTCTGTAGCAATCTCTTTTGGAGTCTTAGTAGGTTTGGTTGCTTCGGCTAACTTGGATTCAGTTTCCTTAATCTTATTAGCCATTTCTTCTGCATATTTTCTTGCAGCTTGAGCTTCTTCTTCTAGTTTATCTAAGCCCAATGCTTTTTTAATAAAATTTCTCATAGTTTACCTTTTTAATTGCCAAATTAAATGTTCGTGTTTGTTGTGCCACCTATATAGGTATATAGGATCACCTGGGCCAGTAATCATTTTGGTAAATTTATAGCCCCGTTCTAACCAAATTCTTTTTCCTGTTAAAGCACAGCGTTTAGGAAAAACTGCAAATTTGTATTCAACACTTGCGGTTTTGTAAAACCATAGGTCATCTGATGTTGTATCATTATAATTCTTACCAAACATCATTTGCCTTCGTATGCCGGATTTGGAATATCTAACTCAAATATATGGAACTTGTCTTTACTATCGGTAGCACTAGCAACCAGTAGTTCCATTGTTCTATATTTTTCTGCTTCCTCTCGAGTAAAATAAAACCCAGTCGCTCCGCCGCCAGGACTAGCCGTACCTGTAGGATACAGATAGAAGTTAGGTGATTGTTTTAACAACATATACACCTTTAGAAACTTTGGAGCCAGCAACGGTTCGGCCATTAAGTCCCCCACTCGTTTTTGAACAATGGCACTTGTAGACGATCACTATAACGCCACCCTCGCTTCATTGCGGCAATGGCAACGGATCGAGCATTGAGATTATAAACAGACTCAACACCGCCGACAGGCATAAGGTATACGTGACCTTTAAAACCTGCCGCTCTAAATTCGTCAACTGCTCGTTCTGCATCTTTAATGTCCTCTTCTGTTGATACTACTAATTTCAAATATGCTGTACCGTATTCTTCATACTCGCAAACACGATCGGGTTTTATTGCATCCTCCCATGGCTCGCCGCTTGCTGGTAATTTTGCACTGACATTAAATGTAATTTCGCGACCAAAGTCTTTATCTTGATGATATTTCCATGTATGTAGATATTCTTTGAATTCTTTCGTTAGCCTCATTGTGCCGTTAGTTTCAAAAGTAATTTCTCTCAAATTAGACATCTTAGGATGATCTAACAAATCCGGATATTGCTTTTGCCAACCCAGCAATGGCTCTCCGCCTGTGATTACCAAATGTTCATCCCGCCATTCTCCATGTGGGAGAATTTCCATAATACGATCCGCAATAGCATCAGTTGTGAGCATTGGGCTTAGATCTTTAAAATCAGGCATCCAGGAGGCGTATGAGTCGCACCCAGAATTTACCAATGGAAGTTCTTCGTATTTGTTATAAAAATGCGCCACCCGGGCAATATCGTGCCTTTCTTGGCTTTTCTCTCCAAGTGGCATGCCAAAACCGTCGCAGGTAAAATTGCAACCAAAAGTTCTTAAGAAGATTGACGGTACCCCCATATATCTTCCTTCTCCCTGAATGCTGTAAAATAATTCTGCGATTTTAATCTTGCTCATATATATTAGACCATTTCTTTAGTTTTTCTTTTTTAGCAGCAGTAGCGGCTTTTAAGTTATGATATGATATTACATCCAACTCATGTAGAATGTCAATCATTGCGAGTACATCGCCTAACTCTTCTTCTAGGTGTTCTTTGTTTGTTTTTGGTTTGCCAGGCTTGAAATTATTTAGGCCGAAGCGACTAATTTTACTAATAGCTTGGATTACTTCTGCACATTCTTCTTGTAGAATGTCCATTACTTCTTTGGTTCTCTTATCCATTTTTTGCTCGATCTGTAAGGTATTGTTCATTATGAATCCACTTGTTGTTGACTAAAAATCCCCACTCCCGCCGTTGTGGCCCAGGCATAAAACAAGTCCATGCTGTTACATTGGGATCCAATTCAATGCGATGGTATGAAGTAGGTTTGCAAATACGAAAATGACCAGGGCCACGCCAATGACGAATTTCTCCAATTTTTTCTCCTAGGCTATTAAACTCGGGTACCCATTCATAGTAACCGCCACGCAGAATAAGTGTGGCATAGGGCCATGGGTGATCGTGAACATCATCGGGGTCACTCTTTAAAAACTTGTGGATAAAGATATTGAACGGAAATGCTTTACGATCTTTAAGGAAAACATAATAGCGTTCTAGATATGGTTCATTTTCTTCTCGATCCATAATAATACGTCGACGACCAATTTTATCCAAGAAGTTTAAAAGGAATTTCATTTTAAATTTTTCAATAAGTTAGTTGCACTAAAAAAATGTTCAGTTAAGTCCTGTGCCTGTTTCTTAACCTGCGGCACCTGTTGATTATAAAAATTCATAGTTTGAATGATTAAGGCACATAGTTCTTGTCTGTGGGTTTCATAGGCTTCAAAACTTTCTGTCCACTCACTAGGGTACTTGAATCCGCTGTAATACATTTCTGTATATGATAGTCGATCTGGCACCATAGGGATAGCATCTACCATAGCACCTTCGTAGCAACTAATGCCCAGTGTTTCCTGTAGATTAGCACTGAACACAATCTTAGCACGTTTTAACAATCGATGATATTCATGCTTGGTCAGAGGTTGATCTTGACAAACAACAAATTCATATTGTGGTAAGTACTTGGCTAGGTCACGGAAAATCTCCACTTGCTTTTCTGGAGCAATACGATGTGGGAACAAGATTAAGTCATCCTTTTGATAAGGACCATCACCGCTCAGTAGTGTGTCCATATACTCCATAGGCCAGCCTGTACGAACAATTTTACCACTTTCGTATCGACGTTCGAAGTCCTCATCATGCCAAGGATTCTCACTAGGATAATCGTGTAGTAGATTATTAAAGAACATTCTTACATGGAAGTCTGTGGCAAAATAGTTGTGATCAAACGCATGGTAAAAACTCTTTTCAGCGTGTCTAACCCAAGGTTTATCGCCAACAAGGCGTCCTAAGAAGTCTTGAGGATCATAACTGCCCGCATGCCATAAGCCGTGTGTTGTTACAGGAATCTGCAACAGCTCACTCATGTATTTTAAGTTTATAATGCCAGGATGCCAAGCGTCAGTAAACAAAAAATGATCGCCAGGCTTAACTGCTCCGGAGCAAAATAAACGACTAATCTGTTCAACTTGAGCAGACTTGTAGATATTAGTGCCGCCAAAATTAAGAAAGGCGCCAGGAGTAGTGGCACTAGGAATGTCCGTAGGACCAGAGATAATTTGAACATTGTGATCTTCCTTTGCAAGTAGATAAGGTACATGAGACTGCCATTGTCCCGTGTACCTACTCTCCACCGCCTCTATATCGACGATGAATACATTTGCCATTACGCTTCCTGACGTGCTCGTGCTTCTCGGCGTGCCTTACGCTCCAAGTACTCTTGCTCTTGTTGATAACGACGATAGTCGGGACTGCGATACAGATCCTTTTCGTCATACTTAATAAGGTTGAAACGGCAGTGGTCAAGCCACCGATCCAAGTCATCGAACACCCGTGTAACTTCGGGTTTCATCTTAAGAGTTTTTTGGATATAGGCAGGGATATTAGCCATGGTGTGTTTTTCCTTTAGTTTAGGAGGTTAATGAAATAAGTGGAGTATATTCTACAATACCATCTGACTCACCATCTTCAGAAACCACAACTTCGTAATATCGTTCTCCGTATGTGGGAATAAGATGGTTTTGCAAAATATCTGTTGCTATCATTTCGCAGGATTTATGATTCTGATTGCCTGCTTTGATAAAATCTTGTAGTGCCCATTTAACAAGGAAGAACTCTAGTTCACGATCCAAATGCGTGACAGAGATTTTAACTTCAACCTTGAACATATGGCGATGTTCATGTTCTAAGAATTCGATACGAGGATCGATCAATCCTGCGTTAGGATAAAAATGAAATCCTTCGAATTCTGTTCGAACTTTGATATAAGTGCTAGTTGTCATTCTGCTGACGGTTTCTTAACAACTTTTTGACTAGCAGTTGTGGGTTTTGATGGAAGGTTATCTTTCATCATATTATAGATTTCCCACAGCTTCCAGTCAATGCCTTCGAGTACTTTAAACAAGCGTTCTTCTACATCCGGCTTTGGAGCACCCTTAGTAACCTTAGTTGTAATCATAATGTTTTGTCCTTACTATATTGAGACCAGTCTGTAAACTTACTACGATCCTTCAGTGAGTGTAGACTGTGTGACCACACACCGGGATTGGTTGCATTAAAATCTTTATCGTCGATCTTAATCATTGTATTATAATTCCACAAACCGATATACGGGATTGGAACACGAATTTGTGGAATAAAGTTATTATATTCGTTTAATCCGTTATCTAAAAACTCTTCTGCTAGTGCAACTGGAATATCAAGACTGCAAAAATAATCTTGATCTAAAAAGTACTGAATCATACTTTCCCAATTTTGCCACTCTTCAAAAGAACTAGGATGAAAACTGTGATTAGCACCAAAGAAGATATGCTTAATATGCTTAGATGTGTCTAGCCAAGAATTGCTGTCTACAAGAATACTTTCTATCTTATCGATAGGCTGTACGCCTGTAACAAACAAGGTTTCTAATCCAAATGCAGGCGTATGCTCAATTTCAGTTCCTGTAAAGAACTGAACATCGGTATGTTCGCCTGATGTATAGTTTCGTTTCATGCTATAAGTATACAATCTAATAAAGTTTTACGCAAGATTAAATATTACCAAATCATAGATCTTCGTTAAACTTATTTTCCAAATCATCTAACTTGCTTTCGTCTAACTCTGGCATAGCAAAAATTTCTGATACAGTTTTATCAATCACTGGAACATCTATTTCAAAAAAGTTGTTAAATGTATTTTGGGCAGGGCCTCCACGTAGTCTAGAACCTTCCAAACTACGTAAAAATCCAATACCTTTATCAATCATAGCAAATGCTTCGTCTTTAGTTTTTGTATTAAAAAGTTCTTCTACAAAACGATCGAAATACAAAATACTACGTGGAACCCATTCACTATATTCATCGCTGTTGATATTTTTAGAATCTAACTTCTTCCAATGACGCCAGTCGGGTTTATGTTTAGCACGTTCAACATCCATTAGATGATTAGCACGTTGTACAGCAACAATGTGTTGATATACATTATGACCCATCATAAGGGCGTAGCTAAAACTATCCCAACTTGTACGACCTTCTTTGCCAATCTTGTTTAACATGCCAGGTGCATAATGACAAATATCGCCCATGGTCAGCCTGCGGCCGAATTCACTTTCCCACGGGAATGGAATGTCTGATTCGGCAAGTGACTTGTTATCTGGTGCTTTTTCCATAGCAACACTCCACCGCTTTGTGGTATGTTGCGAGTTTGTGTAGACAAGTCCGTAGGCTGTTGCGACAAACGGTGAGGCGCAGTCAAAAGATATGGTAATTTCTTCATTGATATGTTTCCTTATTTGTCGTTGAATAGATGTTAGATAGCAAGCCCAATCTAACTGTGCTGTACCCAAAAAGTGGATCCAGTTTTTGCCTTTTAGCAAACCATCTTCTCTTAATGTCATTAGACGTTTAAGAGCAATATCCATCTTACACATATTAGCACCACCGAATGCCCAACCTTCGGCTTCCTTGCCCTCGTAAGGACCATTAGGATCGCTAAATTCTTTTACGCCTTGATACCATTTTTCAGCAGTTTCCCAATCGCTACCTTGTAAAACATTTAGGAACTTGGTCTTACCTTGGCGGTTAACTAGGAAATAATCGTTATTGAAACGAGTCTTATCCAAACAATCATCAAATGTTTTTAGTCCAGTCTTGTGTGTATGATTTTCATCACATGCCCAAGTAGGAACGTCCAGCATCATTGACCAATCAGCGGTTTGTTCCAACCAATCTAAAATCTGTTGACGAACATAGTTAGCCTTGGGCCCTTCAAAATCTAACCAATCAAATTTCAAAACACCTTTACCAATCTGGAATCCGCCTGAATCGCCTAACATCATTGTGTTAGCACGATCACGTTGTTGAATCATGCTGTCTTGTGTTTGACTTTTTGTTAAATCTAATTGAGCATGACCTGCAGAATATAAACTATATTTGTAATAGAAGTATCCTTCTTCGGGATTTAAAAAGTTCATACCTTCAATACCTCGATCAAATCCCGCAGGAATACGATCATCGGGTACAAACTTTTCTAATCTCTGTTTGGCAACATAAGTGCTATAGAAAGAGCTAATAGCTGGCAAATAGCAGGCATAATCCTTATTCAATACACTTAAATCTACTGGTGGTTTACTTTTCATTTCGTTTTTGTTCCCATAATTTTTTTCTTGCTTCTGACATCTTTCTTTTAGTTTTGTCTGACATCTTTCTACCTTTAAGTGTAGCACTTATTTTCTCTTTTTGCAAGTCCGACATTACTTTACCTTTTTGTGCGGCACACATTTTAGCACGGGTTTCGGCACTTACTTCTACTCCTAATCTGGAGCCTTTTTGAACACCTGTCTTGCCTTTATTCCAAGGAGTTTTACCTTTACCAGCTTCGCTTAATTTTTTTCTATGCTCTTCTGATTTTGTTTTACCTTTTAACGCTTCTGATATTCTTTCTTTGTGTGTATCTTTTCTTGGTTTCTTATTTGCTTCGGAAATAGTCTTTCTCCCTTTTTCTGATAGGTACGACCCGATCTTTATATCTTTGTTCCACGGAATAATGCCTGCCGATCCATCACCACCGTCTGTCCTATTATGTAAAATACCTGTACCTATATCTTTTCGACCATACCATCTAATCATTCTACGCTCAATAGCAAATGCTCCAAGCTCTGTTAAATTTGTTTCTAATATAACAATTCTATTTAGGTCTTTAGGAACAATAACAGAGTGAGACTTTTGCCACGCTCTGTCATCTTTCCCTTTACCAATATAATACGGTGTTAAATCTTTAGTTCTCAAATAAGCATATACATAAAACATAATAGTTCTCCTATATGTTTATTTATACTTACTTGCTATATACACCTATTATTCTTCTACTCCGAAATGTTCTCGCAATGCCTTAGCATCTTCTTCATTCATTGCCAGCCAATCAATACTTTCTTTCACAATTAACTCAGTAAAATCTTCTAAGTATTTTGTCAAGTCCGCATCTTCTCGATGGCAACTTACCAGTTTACCTTTATGTTCGCTAACTAACCATGATTTAATAGCAAGTTCTCTAATCTTCTCGTTCATATTCTTTGCTTAAAATTACTGTTGCCTTTAATTGGCGTTTAGCTCGTTCGACATCTTCGAGTACTTTATTTAGGTTTTCTTGAGCGGCTTCAACTGCCGGTGGTTTCTTCATTGTTATTTTCTTCTTGTTCTACTAATATAGCAGTTATTTCTAGTTGTTGTCTAGCTTTAAGGAGATTTTCTCTTGCAGCCTTAATAGCAGGGTGATCACTTTGTTCCCATATCTGTTCTTCCTGCATACGTTTGATAACCCAATCTATAGCTCGTTCAGCGCTATATGAAAGTTTTATTGTAGGGCTGGAATCGATAATAGGTTTCCAGCTTATTCCGTCGTACACATCGAAGCCCTGACGAGATGAATTAAATTTAATCATTCCTGCCATGTCGGTTCCGTTGTTGTAAAAACTCGGATACTGTGAATATCCGCCGTCTACTTGAATATGCGTACCGCCTGCAATATTCTTAATCATTTTTAGACACCTGCTGGGATAATGTATTTGTAAGTTGCAATACCGCTATCTAGTTCAATCTGCATAGCACCGCCATTACTGAAACTAACTTTAGCATTGTTAGTATCTGCAATCTTTAAAATACTCAATACATTACTAACTGGATATGTCCAAGCCTTAGTTAGCTTTCCAGTAACGCCTGTAGCAAATGTAAACTCACCTGCATGGCTGCTTTGATCTCCAAAAGAGAAAATCAACTTATCTCCATCTGTCTTAGCCAAGAAACTTGTATGTTCTGTATTTGCACCTGCTTGGAACTGAAAGCGTTGAATGCCGGTAACAGTAGGAGTAACTTCAACTTCCCAGTTAGCACCTTTGAACTTAACAGTCTTAAGTTTTTCTTCAATAACATCTTGATTCATGAAACGATAATCGTTCTTGAAATCACCGTCCTTGTTTTCAAAATGTAATCCTGTTGGGATGTTAACACCGTTGCGTTGACCAGTTACTAACTCAATCTTAGCATCTTCTTGGTATTCTTTACCTTCGATAAGATAACGAAGTTTTTCAAGTTGTGGCATACCAAATGTACCGATCAACTGTGGATATGGATCTGTAGTTTCTGCGTATAGAATAACACTTTTGTTTTCTTCAATACTATCGATTAATGTTTTGTCTGATGTGCCAGTTACCTTAACAATGTTTAGGAAACCTAGTTTTTGTGTATGAGCTACGATGTCTTTAAGTAAATCTTGCATGATAAAAGTCCTTTGTATAAGTTTATTTAGGTTGAGAAGTAAAGTCAATGACTATTTTATTCAAATGAGAATAAGGAGTTAAATGTATTGGTCTCAGTAGTAGAACTTAAATCCCACTCCAATACACCGATAAGATTTTCAATCTTGTTATTAATAATAGTTGCTTCCATTTCTGCATGGTCAAATGGAAGTTCTTGGAACCACTTAGGTAATCGTAGTTCGTCGACTGGATAAGCAATGCTAGTGAATCCCAATGGATTTGGACGCATCTTGCAGACAATAACTTTCATACCGTCAACAATCTGTTGACTGTATTTGTCACCGTTCATACGTTTCAATGTGTTCCAGTTGATACTAGCACGAACGTGTCCTGGCATATTGGCCTTGCCAGCTTTCTTTTCTTTTTCTTGATATTCAGCAATATTATTGGCACGTTTTGGTGAACCTTTTTCCCATCCAGGTCGGGCCTTGAACTCGGTTCTAAACTCGCTAATCATATCTAGAATCTCTCGTTCTTCACTGCCATTCAGTACTTTGGTAAGAACTTCTTCCAAGAACTTTTGCATAAATTCTGGAGTGTCACTGCGTTTCAAATCTAAACCCATGGCTTTGATCTTACCAGGCTTGCCATTAACATCACTGCGCTTGCCTTCTTTATCGTAGTACAATACAGCATAGCGTTTCTTAGTAATGAATAAGCCTTTAATAGCAACGATTTCACGACCAGCTTTAATAACTTCTCCACGTGATTTTGGGCAGTGATGAGAGTTTAACATATGCTGCGGGAATGTACTATTCACCTCATCGGCAATGGTATCATATAGCTGAACAACGGTATCTTTAGTCCAAGGAATCTGCCCTTTGGCAATTTCATTCTTCAAGGATGTATAGGCGCTGAAGTAAGCGGAGTCAGTGTCTCCATAAATGATACTTTTGCCGATGTGGTTGTATTCGCCTGTGATGACTTCGTTAATTTTTGCTGCCATGTGTCTTGCGATTCCTCGGCCTGTAAGAGTGGTTGACTGACCAATGCGATTATCGAAAAAACGACAACCAGCGTTGAGAATAGCACCGTATAGGCTATTGAGGTTAATCTTTTTAACCAATTGACGTTTGTCCCAGTATTCTTCTTCAATTTTGTTCTCCGCTTTGATAGCTTCTTTGAGCTTGGCCTGCATTTCCTTACGCTCTTTATACCAGCGGGCAAGCAACCCTGGAATAATACCTTCCTTTTCGTGTGTAAAAATAGTGCCATTAGAACTCAACATCCATGGATTATTACTTTCAAAGATAAGTTCATAAATTTGAGCACCGCTCATTACACTGGTCTCGCCATTTTCCCAGTCGATGATGATATCGTGAGCACGGTCTTGGTTCATAACAAATTCGTATTCGTTACTGCCAAACTTACCTTCCCATGCACCTGCAAAACTAGTACCCTTGGAAATTTTATCTTCGATTTCTTCTTTGGTATAATCTTGACGTAACTGTCCGACAATAGTTTCTGGACCCATGTTCAATGCACGAATCACTGATGGATATAGTGAGTTAATATCCATTGAACCGATATAGTCGTGAAGTCCTTTTTTAGGATAAGCAACATACGCACCTGCTGCCTGTGTGTTTAGTGTATCATCTCGCTTAGGACGACTAGGCACAATAAGACCGCGGTGATGTGCTTCATTTACAATAGCCTGTTCTGTAACAGCTACAGCACCCATTGTAGTTTGTAGCAACACGGTGTTTTCATGAGCAACAGTATTAGCAAGGTCGATGAACTTGAGTTTCTTATCTAACTTATCTAATAGCGCACAGTCTTGTCTATTATATTCGATAAACTTACGGAAGTCGTTATTGTAAAGTTGATCTAATGTGCCTTCGTAGACAGTCTTAGATTCGCCTACTTCCATTTCTCCGATTGCATCCAATCGATAAGTGTGACGTTCTTCATATGTGTACTTTCTGTACAACTCGAGACTATCAAGATGAACGCGACCGACAAGGTCATAAGTAACAGCGGCCTTTCCATACTTTTCGTACTCTCTCTTTTTAGGTAGTTGATCCCATAAGCAAAAACGACGAGTATCTTCCTTACTCAATGTTTTTGTAACTCTATTTACTGTGTAGGGAATATCGAAGCCTTCTGAGTTCCAACCACTTAGCACATCTGCATCCTGAATCAAGTCCAAGAATGTATTAAGCATTTCATATTCAGTTTCAAATAAAACAGTATTAGGAAATTCTTTAACTTGCTCTTGTGCTTGTTCCATGGTCAATGTTTTAGGTGGAACAGCAAGACAAACTAGTGTATCTAACCATTGTAGGTGAACAGCGATAGCAGTGATTGGCATAAATGCATCGTCTGGACTTGCATAGCCACGTTCTGGATCGAAGTCCACCTCAATATCAAAAAATGCTACATTTAGTTTTGGAGCATCTTTGCCAAGATAGTTTTCTTCTAGTGTGCGGAATACAGGATTGATATCGCTTTCATAAAGTTTATGATTGCTGTGAATTCTCTGTTCTTTTGTGAATTCTTTAAATGTTCGGGCTGTAACTTTATTAAGATTTTCGCCGAAGATTGACTTATACTTGCCCCTTTGATCGGGATAGTAAAACATATAACGAGCAGGATATTCTTGGAATATTCTACCTTTCTTAGGATCACGTTCAACAACATAGACAATGTCTTTGTCACGATCCCATCGTGAATCTACATAACTCATATTATTTTTCTTCCTTGAGATTTCAGGCTCTCAAATACCACTATGCGATTTATGGCTCGCTAGACCGTTCTCAAAAATATTTAGCCAACATTCGAATGAGGCCTATAGAATCTATGCTTACAAGCAAGACATAGTTAGCAAGCATGCCAAATGATTGCCTAGTAAAACTAGCCCAAGCATACAACATACAGCCAAAAATCCAAGCGGGATATAGTAGAACCAATGGAGGATTGGGTACCGTGACCGCCATCGTGATGCTACACGCGATGCTAATAGTCCAAGCCACAAACTCAGCAATGAACCTAATATGATTAGATTTGTAGTCATCTTTGATCCATTGTATAGTGTCTAATATAATTTTACGCATCGTCGCGACGATTTGCGTGGCCGCTGATGTCAACAATAGTTTCTAAATCATCAAATTCACGGAATACTTGATCCCATTGGTCTTTTTGTGCAATCTTAATAGCCTTGCGAATAACACTGGGCTTGACATCTAGTTCTTCGGCTACTGCTTTGATAGTTTCATTCAGACCTTCTGTAAGGTCTTGAATTTCCTGCATGACTGTGCAACCTTCTGCTACGATTTGTTTAATCTTTGCCTGTTCGGGTGCGCCAAAACTTTTACTCATAAAAAATCTCCTTGTTAGTAAGTTTATACTATACAAGGAGTAAATGTCAACTTTTGTCGTATAATTCTGAGTATTTTTCTTTTAATACTTTCTGTGCGTTTTGATAGTTGGTCACTGTTTGTATTAATGCCGGTGTTCTGGGAATTTCTGTAACTTTTTCTACAAATGATAATGTCCCTTCTGCATCATTTGTTAATGTTGTATAAGGAATATTAAAATATTTTTCTATGCAGTCTTCTAAAAAATCATCAATATATCCACATCGTTTATTTTGTTTTTTTAATATCTTGGCTATTATAGAAGTTGGTAGATCTTTTAAACTAGATGCACTAGTTAATAGCGGTAAATCACTGTTTTTTGATTGTTCAATATTATAAAGATCGTAAACATCATTTTTTCTATCATCTGTCAATCCGGGCGTTATAGGATCATTACCCCACATTTTTAAAAAATGATTTATTTCTATTTCATGATAATCATCAGGAGTAATGGTTATTCCTATCAATGAATAGTTTATGTACATGTTTTTTATTGTTAAATCATCACCTGTACTAACTTGTACTATATAAGGACTCGATGTATCTTTAGGTTCGAATTCAGTAAATTTTGGATTCCATGGCGTTTCGGATTTTATAGTTGTGTGGTTATTAATATATTGAAACCAATATAAATGTGCATCGCCTTTTGGAAAATCGTATGTATTCCAATTTAAAAAAGAATGAGCAATAAGTCCGCCTAAAAAACTATGCCCGTCACCACCACGGCTGAATACAGCATATATATCTTTCATTTAGTTGTTTAGATCAAATGCTTTAAGATTTTTTTCGATTTGATCTGGACGAACATCACGGGTCAAACTCATTGAGTAGCGGGGATCATTGGCCTGTTTCTTAGTGGCAATAACCCCACTGGCATCTTCTATAGGATGATTTTCATCACCTAAGAATGTATCAGCAAACTTTTTACATAGTTTTGTGATGTCCTTATTACCGGTACATTCTACGGTAAATTCAAAATCTTCATCATGTTGGCTAGGATCACTGTATCCACAATAGACTTTTTTTACAGGACTAGCATTGATGTAATCTGTACAACTACCTTGATACCGATCTGCCATAGCACCATCGCATGGACTTAGAGTTGTTAGTATAATACTACCTTCAGGGATATCGCCATACTCTCGTTCGTAAGCATCTATAGCATTACGTTCAGCATGGCTCCATTTGTTGCCAACTTTCATACTGGTACGAGCAACCGCACGATGATCTGGATCTAATACACAGGCCGACACCATACCAAATTTTTTGGGATCTTTCTTTTGTCCAGCAATGATTAAATTGCAAAGTTCAACAAGGTACTTATCCAAGTGTTTACGACCGTGGATTTTGTAATCGCTCTTGATAAACTCTAAGATTTTCATTTCTTTTTAGCCCGGCCTGCTTTCATGTTTGCTAGCCAATGTGCCATACGGGCCTTTTCACCTGTTGAATGTTTGGCAGTATTTCTTAAACTACTAACACTTGCTTTGGTATTTACGCCACTACGTTTGGCAAGACCTTTTCGTCCGGGATTTTTTCCATCGGCAAAGTTCTCATCTGTTTTACCTGCTTTTTTTTTAGCAATAGCAATAGCAGCCTGTTGAGCAGGATTGGCTGCTTCTTTCAATGTTTGTAATACATTGTATAGTTGTTCAACACTTTCACAATGCCATTTACGTAGTGCTTTATTGATACGGCTATTTGGATCTCTCTTGGTCGAGGCTCCTGTACGATGTTTCTTCATGCCCTTCATACGAGCACAGAAACTCTTACGACGTTTGCTGGCCTTGCTGCCTTTCTTTAACTTACTGGGTTTAGTAGTCACAGCAGTTTGTAGTTTACTACCGGGATGTTCGCGACGATAACTCGCTACGCCTTTTTTATTAAGGCCACCGTTTTTATTTTTACCACTTGATTTTTGCCAAGCGGCTGATTCAGTAATAAATTCTTCGGCTCTCATTTCTTTTTCTTCTTAGGATTTTTAGCGCCGTAGCTGGCAGCAATAGCCATCTGACGTATTTTTTC